GCGGTTTTGTACGAGATATTGCTTACCCGTGAATTTATCTACGTACATTGTTGCGTTGTCGTAGTATGTGTTGTTGTAGTATGCTTTGTTGTTGTATGTGTAGCTGTAGTATGCGCCGTTGTGGTATGCGCCGTTGTTGTATGCGTTGTTGTGGTATGCGTTCATCGTGACTATCCTCTATTGTTCGTTGCGTCTGTGTCTTAGCACTTGCGAATCATCTACCTTTTCATACGCCGGTAGCGGCTACTTCGTGGGCTTTCCTTGCCTGTTCGCTGTGTGCCTTTGATGAATCAAATATATGCGTAATACGCAAATGCGTCAAGCGCATATTTGCGATTGTTTTCTTGTTGTTGTTCATCATTTTGTTTTTAAAGCAAATTTATTTAAAAAAATTTGTTGGGGAGTGTCTGGAGGTGTAATTCAACTTAGGTTTTAAAACAGAACCTAGAGGGGGATTGGCAATGAAAACCCAGCATATGAGCTGGGTGATGGTTATTTTTTTGAGGGGTTCTTTTTGTTTTTGGGGTGGGTATCTTTGGAATTTTCATATCTTCCATAGATGAACACTCCGGCCAGTGAGGCTAGCACTGTGGTCATCAATGTGGTTGCATACCCGGATTCGCCGCTATATATCATGTAAACAGCTACACCAGATATGATTAAGACGCAGAGAAGTGCAAATATTTGCCCGATCCTGTCTTTCCAAATGTCACCAGAGAGTGATTTTCGTCCTTGTTCTTGTCGAAAATGTTGAGCGCTTCTTGCCATGTCGACAATTTCTTTTGCTAATCCTGGATATATTTGATCATATTTAAACAATTCATCGGCATCAGGTAGTGGACCAGAACGAAGGGTGGTAACTTGCATTATCATTCCAATTCCTTCGGGCCGTAATGCAAGTTTTTGTAAAACTTCTGGGTTTTTTATTACCTCATTAACCAGTAATTCAGTTTTACTGTCTTTTGCGTCACTGGATGATGGTGTTGACTGATTAATAATTTGGTCTGGTTTCTTCGTGCTTGGCGATCTTCTTTTGTGCATTGTCTTTCATTGAGTCCTTGATGTAGCTTCCAACAGAACTCCAATCATCTCTGATTAATTCTGTGTCTGTTGGTAAGTCTCTGTATTCGCTATAGTTACTTGAAGGATTGATATCAAGAATAGAGCCCATAGAGCGAAGAAAACGTTTAGTTGCTTTTTTCATATGGATTGCCTCGGTAGTAAAGTAAATTTACCATTGGTGTAATTATATACCATATTCAAAACATGGGGTATAGATGTGTAGTTGTGTTCTATCCATGCCGCCTCATTTGTTGTGATTGACTAACAAGTACTTTACCTTCGATGTGCAGCATTTTACATTCATCTTTTGTGATTGACCACGTTTCATATCTGTCATTATCAGATATCACCTTTAGTTCAAATTTAACTTTTTGAAGACGTTTTACATACAAATCTCCGTTAAAATAGAAAACGTATATTCCATCACCATCAAAAAACGTGATGTTAGTATCAACGAATATCAGATCACCTGATTCGATTGTACCTTCCATTGAATCCCCACGAACGTTGATTAGCGCTACAGATCCTTCTGGCCTGCCACCGAATATCGTATTCGCATATCGAGCGGTATATTCAATAGATCTAATTACCTCAATAACATCATTAATTGCACTACCGAAGCCAGCACTAGCTGAAACATCAAGTACATCAACTTTATACATACCGCTCTCCTTAGAGTCAGTTTGTGAATTGGGACTGACTTTATTTACAGTACCCAAAACGTCATTTGATGAAAAGAGTTCAGCAACTGGAACAGATAGCGCCTCAGCGATCTTATTTAGTATTGAATCACTGTAACCTTGTTTTCCCCTCTCAAGGCGAGACAAATTTCCGACATCGCTGTCTATAGCTGTCGCCAGATCAAGGAGTGTCATTTTCTTCGCTTGGCGAAGTTTTCTTATTTTTTCACCTATTTTCATGAGCCTATTACATTCTAATAATGCGTTTCGCGCAAAGCGTGTTGCGCATATTTTTTGCGTGGTGTAATATGCGTTATACGCATTTAAAAGGAGGTAAATATGAAAACACCACTTCGAAAGATACGCATAGAAAAAGGATTAACTATTTCCGAAGTTTCCAAGGCAACAAGCGTTGATATTGGAAACTTAAGCAGGATTGAGCGAGGGATACAAAGTCCTTCACTTGATACCGCTGAGAAATTATCTCGTTACTTCAAGGGTGAGATCAACGAAATGCAAATTCTTTACCCAAAAAGATATATGGCTGATGCGATTCACATAGCGCAACAGTGTTAATAATACAAACAGTCAAGTTTAGCTCGCATGCTCTTTAACAATCCGCGTCCTACGCTGCAAAGTGTAGATTCCCTGTTTAAGCAATAGGGATTCCCTGCCAGACGGGGAGCGTAACCCAACAATTGGGTTATTAACTTTTTAATTAACTTAGGAAAGTATGACAAATGAATATCGCAATGGAACGCAAAACTAAAGAAATCGAGTCACGAATAAGAAAGGGGATCATCGTTACCGGTCCGAAGCATGTTGCTGATGCGGTTGGCGTGCATCAATCACAGATAAGCCGCTGGCAAGCAGAAGAGACGGGCTTTGTGACTAAAGCCGCTAAGTTACTGGCTGCTATTGGGTTTGAAGCCCCTGTAAGCGAAGTGATCATTCATGGAGAAGAAACAGCACAGATAGCTAAAGCGTTGCAGGAGATGCTATCTCACTTAAGAGAAAGCGCCCCGGCTGCGGGAACAGGCGAGGCTAATCAAATATGAATCAAGCGGGGGAAATGAGAGTTCCCCTATACCACTAACAGGTGAATTATGCACTTAGAAGAGATGGAAGTCCATGATGAAGTGATAAGGCATGCGGAACTCCCTAAGAACTTCAGATCAAAAGGTTGGATATATGTTTTGAGTAATAGTTGCATGCCCGGCGTTTATAAAGTTGGTATGACAACCAATGCACCAGAAACTAGAGCCAGAGAACTCTCATCAGCGACTGGTGTTCCAGTTCCGTTTGTAGTTGAAGCTGCATTTTTCTCAGAAAATCCAGGGAAAGATGAGGCTGAAATTCACGACTTCCTTGACCGTTATAGAGTGAATGAGTTAAGGGAATTTTTTAAGGCTCCTCTGAAAGAGGTTTTGTATGCCTTTCATGAGTATGGACTGAAAGGTAGGGATGAAAAAATAGAAGAAATAGCTATTTATAACCACGTAATAAGCACCGAAAAACTTGACGAATTAAATATTGATTCTCTTTTTGAAGATCTTGGATTTGATACTTTTGGAAATAAATTAGCCATAGCTGAAAGGCTAATAAGAATATCTGTTGAGCTTATTAAATCCGCACACCGAAAAGGGCTCTCTTTCTATTTCAATGATGGTGATTTAATTCTAATAGAACCAGCGGATCAACAGCATCTAAGAGAACACTGCAAAATTGAAGAACCGAAGATGCCTAAATTTATAGAGGACTTAATCAATGGCTAGGTCACGAAATATTAAACCCGGCTTTTTCACAAATGATGATTTAGCTGAATGCGAACCATTAGCGAGATTATTATTTGCTGGCTTGTGGACTATTGCCGATCGCGAGGGTCGGCTTGAAGATAAACCTCGTAAAATTAAAGCAATGGTATTGCCGTATGACGATACAGATTGTGACAAATTACTTGCTCAGTTACATGATAAAAACTTTATCACCAGATATGCAGTAGATGGAAATGAGTTTATTCAGATTAATAACTGGAAGAAGCACCAAAACCCACACTGCAAAGAAGCGGCTAGTGAAATACCCGAACAGGTAACGCAAGGTGCTGATAATAAAGAAGCACCAGAAGAGCACCATGCAAGTATGGTGCAAGCATCAGAAGAGCATGAAACTGATCCTGCTGATTCCCTTAACCTGATTCCTGATTCCCCTAACCCTAACCCTATAAACACCCAAGCCGATGAACCGGCTTGTGCTGATGAAAATCAAAATCAGTCTGCAAGCGTTCACTCGATGTCGAGTAAGTATGCATTTGAGGGGCAGGTGATCCGTTTAAACAACAAAGACTACTCGGCGTGGGAGAATCTATACACGAATATCGATTTGCAGCATGAGCTACAGAGATTGGATTTGGAGTTTCAGTCTGAAAAGCCGAAGAATTGGTTTATCACTGCCAGTCAGAAATTGAACTACCAGAACAATCAGCAAGCTAATCGCTACAAGCGGCGGGTTGGTGATCGCATTGCTCAACCAGTACGCACAGAGCAATTTATTTCGGAGGATTTCTAATGAGCATGGCACAAACTCTGGCTCGTTTTCGTCGGATGATGCCTGAACATATCAAGCCAAAATTCACTAATGCTGATGATTTAATGGAGTGGCATCGTAAGCAGGGCGAGATTGACTCAAAACGCATTGCAGAAGAGAACCGGGTGAATCGCTTAAACAGAATCATGGGGCGCTCTGGCATCAGCCCATTGCACCAAAATTGCACGTTTGAAAATTACATCACTGATACATTGGAGCAACAAAATGCGCTGGCGAAAGCTAGGCGCTATGCTGAGAATTTTGGTCACTCGTTTGGTGGATTTATTTTCAGTGGCAATCCCGGTACCGGGAAAAACCACTTGGCAGCGGCCATCGGAAATCATCTCATTCAGAATGGCAAGAGTATACTGATTGCTACTTTGCCTGATTTGATGATGCGGGTACGTGAAACCTATCAACGGGATGCGAAAATCAGCGAATCTGCCTTGGTTGATGATTTGTGTGAAGTTGATTTGCTGGTGCTCGATGATGTCGGAGTGCAGAGAAAAAATCTGAATGAGGACCTGATAATTTTCCAGGTGGTTGATCGGCGTCTGGCAAACAAAAAACCGGTTGGCGTATTAACCAACTTGCCACAGCAACAGCTTGCTGATGTGTTAGGTGAGCGGGTGATTGATAGGTTGAGAATGGGATCGCCGATGGCTATCGGATTCACATGGGATAGCTATCGTCGGCAAGTTAAATAACCTATAGGAAGGACTTTTAAATGATTTATGACACTAAATTGCCGCATTATCTGACCCTTGATAAATGTCCGTTCTGTCAATGTAGTGCCGAGTTATTTGCTGATGGTGAAGGTATTTATGCGGGGTGCATTGGTGATAAATGCTTAATTAAGCCGATTACTCTCACGTACAGAACTAAGCGAGATGCTATCAGAGCGTGGAACTTACGAGCGCCAAATTCTGACTCAGATCCGATAATTCATATCGGCGGAAAATTAAAGGTTGTAGAAGGGGAAATAATATGAAAATAAAAATAGAAGATTTGACAAGCTGTGCATTAGATTATGCTGTTGCTATTTGTGATAGTTGGAATGCTGATTATTTAAATAAGAATCTTGATGCTATACCTGAATACTCAACAGATTGGAGTGAGTGCGGTAATTTAATTAATGAATATGCAATTGAATTTAAATGGATTAGTGATGCAACAATTGAGGCTCATTCTTATTTACTAAATGATGCACGTGGATGGGGAGATAATCACTTAGAAGCTGCTTGTAGAATGATAGTGATTGCCAATTTTGACAAAGAAATCGAAATACCTGATGAGCTATTAGGATAAATAACGGGGGTTAAATGGAAGCTGATTTTTGTTTTCACGAATCGAATAAATCTCAGGCGTGGGAAATATTGAAAGAAACCCTTCAAACGAGACAGCCGCACAGAATTATTATTAAACCGTGGAAAAATAAACGCTCATTATCTCAAAATGCCACGGCACATTTGTGGTTCGGTGAGATAAGTCGTTACCTTATTTCTAACGGTGCCAAATATTCACCGGAAGAGGTTAAGGAGATGCTTAAGCATACATTCTTGGGCTATGAAGTTATCGAGATAATGGATGTCACTACGCAGCTTACAGAGCGTGTCAGGACACTTAAGCGGACATCAAAACTCGACACAGGGGATATGTTTCAGTTTATGGAAAGAGTTGAGCAATGGGCTGTGAGTATTGGTTGTTTCGTGACTATCCCGGCAAATAGCGAATATATGAAATTAAAACAGGAGCAAGATAAATGATAGCAGGTAATAAACACTGGTGTAACTTCTGTGGTAAATCACAAGATGAAGTAAACGCGATAGTATCAGGCAACAACGTTGATATTTGTGATGGTTGTGTTCTTCGCTGTGTTGGGACGCTAATATTGAAAGATGGAAATAAATTAAATGAGTCAACAAACATCACAGACTCAGCGAGTCATCAATAATCTAATCTATAACGTTCCCAAAAATAAAAAATCAAAGCCAGTTCCCGCAGAGTCCGAAGTTAAAACGTTTGATTACGTTCATGAGCTATTGCGTGCAAAGTGGGATAGACGGAGAAATAGAAATGAAAAAACTTCGAATAAGAAAGTGCAAGGCGTGCCGTAGAGAATATCAACCCGTTCGGCAATTACAAAATACGTGTTCAATTGAATGTGCAATAGTTAAAGGCAGTAAAGACCAAAAAAAGAAAAAGGAAAAATTAGAGCGGGAACTTAAAAAGAAACAGCAACAAGAATTAGCAGAGAAAAAAGATAAACTTAAAGCCCGTCGATTAGCAATAAAGCCCCGCAGTTATTTTATTCAGCAAGCCCAACGTTCTGTTAATGCATATATTCGTTATCGCGACAAAGATAAGCCCTGTGTTTCATGTGGGGCATGTGAATCTTCTCGATGGGATGCAGGGCACTATAGAACAACCTCAGCAGCGCCACAATTACGCTTTGATGAGCGCAATATTCAACGGCAATGTATTGTCTGTAATCAGCATCACTCGGGGAACCTGGTTCTATATCGAATTGAGCTTATTGAGCGGATTGGCATTGAAGCCGTTGAAAATATCGAGAGTAATCATGATCGGCATAGATGGACTATTGAAGAGTGCAAAGCGATCAAAGCTGAGTTTGATGAGAAATTGAAGAAACTCAGGAGCTTAAGCAATGACAATCTTCACTGATATATCGGCTGCGATTGATGAAGCCAGATATCTCCATTCAAGAACAAGAAATTATGAACTCACTAAAGAGCAACACGATTGGGTCGATAACTTGTTGAATCTCTGGGGGGCATGGGTCTATAGCGGTCGTATTGATAAATGCAAGATGAACATGATTTATAAATTCATGGTAAGCGTAGAACCCAGAAAAAATCAAGATAGGCCGATGTGTAATGATGATGATGGAATGCTGATTTCTCAGGTCGTCGATTCCGTCATGTGCATTGATCAGAGGGCGTACGGTATTTTACTGAGTTACTACGCTCATGGAGCCTCAAAACTGGCAATCGCATCTTATTATCACAAGGTCGCAAATCCCCGCAAAATGATGACGCGTTCGGGAGGCAGGCTTAAGAAGCCATCACATAGAACATGCCGGAGAGAAGTTGACGAAATTCTCAGCGCTAGCGTTTACATGTTGTACCAGCCTCTAAAAAATGCATTTAAAATACGTAAACGTGTATCTAAAGTTAAAAAAATTGCATAGAACGTGTTGACATCAATGACCAAATGGACAACAATTATAGGGTAAGATTGCCGTAACTGTTTCTTAGGTGTCTTCGCCAAATCCCAAGCCTCGCTATTCCGCGAGGTTTTTTCATATATAAAGCACATTCCAGGTCACGATTATTCGCGGCCTTTTTCTTTTCACGCCCGTTTAACGGGGTATCAATCCCCAACGGGGGTGGAAATATGAAGATGAAAAATAATCCTGATTTGTGGGCTGAATTAATAGACGGCTTAAAACATTCGTGGCCGCAGGTATCCGGCACCGCAGCAGCAATAATAATTTGCTGGGGACGTCTGATTTATGACGGAGTGGAATGTAAAAACAAATGGGCTGAATGCCTGTTATGTGGAGTTCTGTCATGGGCTATATCAAGCGGCATTGAAGCGTTCGGCATTTCATCCGGTGTATCTCCGATGATCGGTGGGGCTGTGGGATTTATCGGTGTTGATAAAATCAGAGAAATGGCTATCCGTGCCATCGACAAGCGAATCGGTGATGACAAATGAGCCGAGGCATCCGAAATAATAACCCTGGCAATATCCGTTGGGGTGATGACTGGCAAGGCTTGATCCCTGCATCACAGCGTACTGATAAATCTTTCTGTCAGTTTGTCAGTCCTGAATATGGTCTTCGGGCGATGATTAAAATTTTGCATAATTACAATCGGAAATATGGCCTTAAAACAGTGAAAGGGATTATTTCACGATGGGCCCCCACTAATGAAAATAATACTGATACCTATATTAACCACGTATGTAAAGACACGGGAGTGACTGGCGATCAGGTTGTTGATGTATTTAATAAAGTATTTATGACAGAGCTTATTAAGTCCATTATTACCATGGAAAATGGTAGTCAACCTTATAGCAATGAGGTCATTGATAAAGCATTTTCACTTTTGTAGAGCGATATTATGAAGTTTAACTCTCGTGGTTATACTGTTATTGCACTAGCGCTTGTTTCGCTGGTGGCTTATCACTATTACGGTAAGTATACCAAACAGCTTGATACGACAGTTAAGCTACAGAGTGAGTTGCTGGAGCAGCAGAATGAAATCGTTAATCAGCAGGAGAGGATAAGGCTCCTGTCTGAGCTGGATAATCAGCATACAAAGGAACTTGCCAATGCCAAATCTAAAATTGATGTTCTGCGCAATGATGTTGCCGCTGGTCATCGCCGGTTGCGCATCGCGGCCACCTGTAATCAAGGCGAAGCCGGTTCCTCCTCCGGCGTGGTTAATGCAACCTCCCCACGATTTAACCCAACAATTGAACAAGATTATTTCGATCTCCGAAAAATGATTGTTGAAAACGAGCAGCAAATAAAATATTTGCAGGACTACATCAAAACTCAGTGTCAGCAATAGAAAGACGGAAAAGCGAGACATAGCCCCGCTGAATTAATCAACCTATCTTACTTACGATAGGAATAGACATCCTTAATGTGCTTATGGAAATACCGCCCCTTAGAAGGTGCATTCATCAATCCTTGGTGTATCTGTGGAGGAACACCATAGTATTGATATATCCCACCATCACGGAAAGCTATTTCCAATGTTTTTGTAGCTTGGTTATAACCAACAGAATGAAGGTTTGAAGATGAAACAGGAACTCGATTCACTTTCTAAATCTCCTCTATATGGGAAAAGTCCCGAGGAAATATTAGAATATTTTAACAGATATAACTTTGTAGACGATCACGGACACAAGTTAGAACTATGCCAAGATTTTATAGATCTTGTGAAGTTATTCACAAAATAAAGAATATCTAATCAATGAGCCTCGGTTAATCCGGGGCTTTTTTATATCCGAATTTCACCGCGCACCTCATGCGCATTCAAACCCAAAAAACCTGTTTAGGAAATAGAGCCTGAGAAATTCAGTATTGTGCTGATTCTTTGGTCTGATTTTCTATGAGGCAGGCTCTATCTCTAAAAAGGTAAAGCACAATGAACACATTAACTTTCAAAAATCACACTATTGTTCCTTTCGATAATCATGATGGGAAAACCTGGTTCACGAGCAAACATCTTGCAGAGTTGCTTGAATATAAAAATGAGAAGTCTGTAACTAACCTCTTTAACTCAAATAAAGATGAGTTCACTAGCGATATGACAATGGTCACTGAATCAATGACCATTGGAATAAACAATAGCTTACGTAAGAAGAAGGTCAGAATTTTCTCTATCAGAGGTTCTCATTTAATTGGCATGTTGGCAGATACAAAAGTCGCTAAACAACTTCGTCGCTGGCTATTGGATTTAGCAGACAAGGAGAATCAGACAGATCTCTCTTTGATGGACATGGAAAGCTTAAAGTCACTGACACTTGGTGAAATGCAGAATCGGCTGGTGGCCGCTGATAAGTGGTCTTATAGCAACTTTGGTAGACCGGGTAGTGAAATGATGAATCTTCGTAAGCGTCATCTAAAGAAACTCCGCAAGGCCAAGCAAGTTATTCTGGAATTATCGCAGCTTACTTTGCCCGGCTTTGATGACTTCCCGGGCGGAGAACCGCAGACATGAATCATGAGCAATTCATCGCTAAGAACATCCAGGCCGAGTTAGTTAAGCTCGGCTTTTCTTCATCTATAGCGTGTATGGCAAGTGATAAGGCAGTCGATCACTATCGTCGCAGTTCGTCAGCGAGCAGAAAGGGCAAGATGTATGACGACTGTCTGCACATAGCGAAAGCGTGGGCAAGTAAATACAGCTCAGTTAAGCCACCCCCAAAGTGAGGACCTCGACTGACATATGATAAAGTAAATAGTCAGTTGGAGGGGTAAAGGAGATTAGGGATAAACAAATAAATTCTAATTAAGGTGAAGTAAACAATAGAGAATTAGTAATTTTGATTGTAGATTAAAGTCCATGCTGGGTGCTAAACAGGTAAAAAGTATGGAAATACGTGGCAACTATCAAATAAAACCAATAAAGGTATTAGGGGGTGGCAACTTTGGTAAAGTCGAGCTTGTCGAGTTATATACTCTCAATGGTGCATTGAGTGGACTCTATGCCAGAAAGATTTTATCTGTCAACGAGAATTTTGTTGGCGAAATATATAGTTATGATGACTGGAAAAAAAGATTTCAAAGAGAGGTTAGGTATCAAGCTTCTTGCTGTCATTCCAATGTCGTCCATATTTACATTCACCATTTAAATATTGACACTCCCTGGTTCATTATGGACCTTGCTCAAAATCATCTTAGATCGGATCTTCGGGAAGATAGATTAGATTTAAATGAAAAAATTGAAGTAGCCAAGATGGTTCTCAAAGGCGTTCAACATATACATGAGCGAGGATATTTACACAGAGATCTAAAGCCTGAGAATATCCTTAGGCATGCAGATGGCACGTATAAGGTCTCTGATTTTGGGCTGGTTAAAAATGCTGATAGTCAAGCTGAGTCTGAAATGATTTCTAATATGGCTGTTAATATGGGCACTGATGGGTATATGTCGTTTGAAGCAAAGAAAGGGATGTATAGCGTAAAATCAGATATTTATGCGCTTGGGATTATAATTCACGAGATAGGAATTTCTCAGGTAAATGGTATCGATGACATTATACGTAAAAGTACCTGCCTTAAACCAGCAGACAGATATGACTCAGTCTCGGAGATGTTGATAGATTTAGATAAAGTAATAGAAAGGAGTGGTCGATGATAAATTTATTGAATTGTGGGCTATTCTCCTGCCGCAAAGATGATAAAAAAGAAAATCAAGATTCCATTATGCCACCTATGAGTTTAGGTCATGGATATATTTTTGCGGTCGCTGATGGGGTCGGCGCATATGAAGGAGCAAAAGAAGCATCTTTGTTAGCGATTAATTACCTATCAAAACTAACACCCGACGAGGTTGCAGATATAGGAGCTGTGTTTACTTCGATTAAAAATCAACTGCCCAGCCTACTAGAACTGAACAGTAAATTTTATAGCTCGGCTACAACACTTACATTTTGTTATGTTGACAATAGAAATGTTCACATAGGCCATGTTGGTGATACTAGGGTGTATGTTAGAAAAGAAAGTAAGCTGATTCAATTATCTAAAGATCATACTGTTCATCAAGAGTTATTTGATGAAGGTTTATTTACTAAAAAAGAACTAAAAGAGTTGGATGGAAAAAACACTCTAACATCAGCACTTTCAAGAGTGGTTGAATTACAGTATCAAAAAATTTGCATTCCAGTTTCGGATCTCATATCAAAAGATGGAACATTGGATGTTTATGTTATGTCTGACGGTGCTCATCATTTTTGGGAGAAAAGACCTCGATTTTCTCACAATACAGTAAGCAATCCGGTTAGATTTGCTGCAAGTTTGCAGAGAAGAATTGAAAATGCTCCTCCGATTGATGATTATTCTCTAGTAGCGGCGGGATTTAAAATCGAATAATGCAGGTCATGGGGCATCTATTTTACAAAAGCCATCAGTTAACGCTGGTGGTTTTTATATCCGCAGTACTCAAACACTATGAGTAACTAACTCAGAGCATTCTGCTGCAAGAGTGCTCGATAGTAGTGATTCAATCCGAGACGGTATTTAAAATGCCGGGGATTTATTAGACTGAAAAGCGGAATATTCTGATTACAACTGTTTCCGGGGTGGAAAGGGTTCAATTTTATTTAAGGAAATTAAATGGCGCTCACAGGCAAACAAGAAATGTTTTGTCGCGAGTACCTCGTCGATTTGAACGCGACTCAAGCTGCAATTCGCGCGGGGTACAGTGATAAAACTGCAAACCGCATCGGCTCTGAAAACTTGACAAAACTTGACATTCAAAAACGGATTTCAGAACTAAAGTCAGATCGTAATGAAGTGGTTAAAATCGATGCTGAATATGTGCTTAAACGCTTAGTCGAAATCGACAGAATGGACGTACTAGACATCATTGATGACGACGGAAGGTTAAAAGCAGTAAGCGAATGGCCGGTAGTTTGGCGTACAACATTATCAGGCTTCGATATTTC